GCTAGATACTTCTTGGTATTTTCCAATACCATTGACATTGTAGTACGACGATTACCGCTTAAGCCTTCCAATAGGGCTGATTTGGTTTCGTCCCAACGTCCTTCAAGTAGTTCTTGTGTCATTGTTACTATCTCCAATTATTAGTTTCTGACAAGACCTGCCAAACGACGCATCTCAACGATGTTTGTCTGTACAGGATCTGATTTAACAGCACGATCACCGGTCACTTCTGAACGATTTTCCACAATAGTCTGCTTCTTAGCGGCAGTTTGTATTGGGGTAGTTGTTCCTTCCATCACTGGCTTCAGGTACTTTTTAAATGCTGCGTCTAGTTTATCTGTTGGGACTGATTCCAGCAGTGTTGACATTACAGCGGCTTTATCTTTGCTGATTGTCTTCAGCAAATTGTTGAGGGTATTTTCTCTCGCTACGCTTTCGTTGATGCGGCGAATTTCTTGGTCTTTCTTCTTAACTTCAGTCTGAGCTGATTCTGCTGTCTCTCTTGCTTCTGCAACCTGTTGCTTTAGTAGTGCAACAACATTCTGCATCTTCTTGAGATCGGCACGCTCGTTAAGATAGCTTGATCCAAACTCAGTGGCAAACGCTTCGAAAATCTTGCGACCGAAGTTGTTTTCTTTTGCTTCCTGAATGTCGGTTTTTAGTTGAGTTAGTTCTGAACGCAAATGGTTGGTTACAGTTGATTCAACAAGAGTACTGCTCTTCTTGATGAAAGATTCACGAATTGCTTCTAGACGCTTCTTACCTTCAGTAACAACAGCTACCTTAGTACGAGCCAAATCGGCCTTGTCTTCTGCAAATTCACGGATTTCATTACGAAGATTGTCAGCAACAAATGCTTCCAACTTCTTAACTGAGTCCTGCATGATCTTTCTATCTGCACGAAGTTCTGACATTTCTGCTGCTAGTGACTCTGCCATATACTTGTCAAAGTTTTTAGCTTTTTGCATCATGCTTGAAGTGAACTTCACACGATCTTCTGCTACTGCATCACGCTCAGCTGCAATTTTTTGCATTTCAGCTGTCAGTGATTCAGTTACCATCTTATCCAGAGCTTCTACCATGACGGTACGGTCGTGTTGATAACGACTGGCCATCTCTTCACGGATTTCTGCACGGATCTGCTCACGAGCTTCTGAAAGTTTAGCTTGAAAAGCTTCTTCCAGACCCTGGCGAGTTTCTTCGTTCAGGATGCCACTATCTAGTAATGGTTTTAGAGCTTCGAACATTAATGTTTCTCCCGAACTTAAATTTTCAACTCAGATATAAATCTGCGAACTTCTTGTTCCAGATACTTCTGAGCTCGTTGATTATTCTTAACATCTTTAGCAACTTCCAATAAGCGATGCCCACCATTCATGTTCATGAGACCTTCATAAACTGCGGTAGGGTAGGCATTTGGTGCACTTGGCTGTGCTACTATATCTACGGTAACGATATCGAAATCGCTAACGTTGCCGTCGGCTTCATTGACATTGCCTGAACCTCGACTGCTTACTCCTAGCTTAACACCTGACTCTAGCATGGTGCGTACTAAATTACCCATTGGTGTGGGTAAAATCTTCATCTTGCCATATCCGTCTGGCCCATCCAACCACATTTCTGTGATCATATGACTCACACGGTCCAAATTGATTCTCAGGTTAGTGGGATGATCCACTTCACCCAGCACTGAATAACCAGTTTGAATCTGTTTGTTCAATGTTTGGATAGCTTTGTTAATCTCATTAACAGGGTAAATTCTCTGGTTAGCGTTCTTAAGGCCACCCTGAATACAAATACCCTTCAAGTAGAGATCTTTGCCTTCCGCGCCAGTGGACATCTCCATCTTGGCCTGGTCGTAACTTAAATGCTCTACAAGAAGGTTATTCATTGTCAAATCCTATTAACGGGGTAGAATAATTTTTTTGTTAACGCCTGATGGCTCACTGCTAGTAGGTTTCTTTGCGTTCTTGAAAGTCTTACCAGCGTTCGCACCTGGTACATTTTCAAAATTGCCTGAACCTTTTAGATTGCCACGGCCTTTAGTATACTGGTTTGAAGGATCCTTGTATGACTTGCCATCTGGATCTTCGTTCTTGCCGCCACGAGCGATGTTCTGTGCAGTGCCGCCCATGTCGTTCTTGCCAGCTACAATGCTCTTGTGGTTAGTTGCACCTGTTACGCTGCCACTATTGCTACCTACAGATGAACATTCGCTGTTGTCGCCTTTGTAGAAGTCTTTTACTTTTTCTACATATTCACGCATGACATTTTCAGCTGGTGCTTCTTCTTCACCGCCCATGTCGCCACCCATGTCACCAAAGTCTGGATCGTTTACACCATCATGATGCTCTTCTTCACCAGCTTCATCAGCCATTAGGGCTTCAAATTCTGCTTTCAGTTCGTCCAATGCATCTTCCAGATCCATTACACGATCTTCCATGTCACCGCCATGTTCATGACCTTCATGATCTTCATCACCAAATTCATCTTCGCCATCCATGCCGTCATGATCAGCTTCAATGTCGCCCATCATGTCGTCTGTCTGGTCCATGCTGTCGTCGTCGCCAAAGGCTTCGTCCATTTCTTCTGTTTCTTCTTCCATTTCCTCTGCAACGATTTCGTTGTACAGGTCACGGCTCTTGTCGACAACCAGAGCGTGGAAAAGCTCTTTTGCCTTTTCTGTTTCATCATTAATGATGTATTCAATTAGTTGTTCGTAACTACGCATTAGTAAAAACTCCTCGGGGGTTCTGTGCTGTGATAATATTTAATCAATGATTGTAAATACTTGTTCAAACAGGCTTCTTTTGAGCCATTTGTAACATTCTTGCCATATTAGGCAGGAGGGGCTGCTGGTGCTCCATATTGCTTACGCACCCTAGACAAATCTTCTTGCTTTTCCAAATTACGCTGATCGTTCATTTTACGCAACTGACTGATCTGCGCCAGGGTCAAACGAGTCTTACGCAGGTCAGTGATTTTCTGCTGACTGTTGTCTTTGGTCAGATCCTGATACTCTGAGTTTTGATCTGAAAACATTTCGGTTAATAACATAGTGACCCCTCAGGAATATTTATACCCCAGGCCCAACACCGCTGCCACCCATGCCAGCCCCAGGACTGCCACCAGCTTCACCGCCTGCGCCTACTTCACCCTGCGGAGCACCACCTGCTGCCTGTTCTCCACCTTCTGGTGGCTGGGCCTCGATATCGCTCAGTGTTTCCATGTCAGTATTAATACCGCCTGGTGTAACACCCACACTACGCAGATCTGAACCCTGTAATGCGCTTTCTTCAGCTTCTGTATTGCGTTCTTCATGCCACAACTTGTTGTTTTCAGCAATTTCAATCTCTGACAAGCCCAGATACTTCTTGAGCATGAAACGCTTGCTGAGGTAATCTGTCTGGTTGATGCTGGTAAAACTAGTGATTCGGCTGGCGTTCAATTCCATTTCACGATAAGCAGCAAAGTTCTGCGGCTCACTAAAACGAAGTTCAAATATACTATTGTCTAATTCAAATCCACGATACTTGAGAAACAATTTAAACTCAGTATCAAACTTAGGGCTGATATATCTCTGCAATCTTTTGCAGTATTCATTGAAACGAAACTCTTGAATCAGTGCTGTGGTCACTTTGCCATCATTAAACTGACGCTCTGAATCTTCAGGACCAGTGGGCAAATAGCTGGATGGAATACGCAAGCTGCGATACATCTTATTGGTAAAGAAGCGCAAATCGTCAATCTCACCCAGGTTCTGTCCACCTGGTAACACTTCCACACTTGAACCACGACCGTCAGCAGTCTGTGGGAAGAAATAATCTTCGTTAATGCTCAGTGGATTGTAACTGGCATCCATGAGATTCTGCCCGCCGCCTGACTGTGTGGGAATACGGCGCTGATGGATTTCGTTCTTAACACGCTCTACGAACTGCATAGCCAGGTGTGCTGGCATGTTGCCCACATCAATCTTGAACATGCGGCGTTCTGGTGCTCTCTGTACACGATAGATGATAATACTATCTTCTAATAATTCTTTCTGTTTGAATACTTTGAAGATACCTTCAAACAAACTTACACCAAATGGCCAGTTTACATCCAGTCCTTCTGTCATACTCAGATGAATGATGTGCGCTGCATCAACTGGAAACTCGTTGTTGCCAGCACCAAACCTGGTATTGGGGCTGAATACTTCGCCACCAGCTGTGTAACTGCGGCTTCCGCCCATGTAGGGCGCATGTGCGTAGGTGTCGTTGGGTCCAGGTGCTTTGGTAATTGTGTTGTTTTGTAAGTTGGGAGCCAAATCTCTGATGTAATAAACCTCAGGTTTTTTACCCTGACTTTCGTTAACTATAACTTTACTCACACGGTTCATTTCTGACCAGTACCACTTGTAGGTTTCTGGATCACGAACAAATATCTGATCACCATACTTTAAAGTGTTGCGGAATATTTTAAACATGCGCTGATCAAACTCGTTGAGGCTGTACCAGGCCTTTAACTGTTCTTTCAGGATCATAATTTCGTGTTCATTGGCATCTTCATGGAAGTGGATGTCA